CCTACCGTTCCTTCCTGGATAGTCAAGTTCACTATCTCGAACCTGGTGCCGAGATCCCCGTTAAGGTGATCTGGGTACCTAAGACGCAGAAGACACCACGTATCATCGCGATGGAGCCTGCGCATATGCAATATATGCAGCAGGCCCTTCTTGGTGCTTTCGTGGAGCTCCTCGCCCCTTACGGGGCAAGTTGCTTTATCTCTCTCAATGACCAAGTCCCTAACCAGGACATGGCAAGACGGGGCTCCCTTACGGGAAACCTGGCTACACTAGATCTTAGTGAAGCGAGTGACAGTGTCTCCTATGAGCATGTACGCGCACTGTTTCGCAACTTTCCCCACCTCTCGGCGGGAATTGATGCGACTCGATCGCGGAAGGCTCTTGTACCTGGTAAGGGCGTTATTCGCCTGGCCAAGTACGCATCTATGGGTTCGGCTACGTGCTTTCCTGTGGAGGCTCTCGTGTTTTCAACGATCGTCTTTTTGGGAATAGAGCGTAGCCTAGGACGCCGGTTAACCAAGAAGGACATTAAGTCCTTCAAGGGGTCGGTGCGGGTGTTTGGGGATGATATTATCGTTCCCACGCGCTTCGCTGAATCTGTTAGTGAAGTACTGGGTAGTTTTAACTACTCAGTCAATCGACACAAGAGTTTCTGGAATGGCAAATTCCGTGAATCTTGTGGTGGGGACTTCTACAATGGCCAAGACGTGAGATACGTCAAGGTCAGGAGGATGCTCCCCACTAACAGACGGGAAACTGCGGAGTTGGACTCTGCAGTATCGCTTCGGAACCAGTTATATTTAGCTGGCTACTGGCGTACTGTTCGGTCACTCGACAACTTGCTTGAAGGTCTCCTTGGAGACTTTCCTGCGGTTGCCGAGACTTCTCCTGCGTTGGGTAAGATCTCCTTTCTTCCGTATAATACGGATGTTTGGGATGTTGGTTTGCAACGCCCAGTGGTTCGGGCGTGGCGGATCGTCCACACTCCTCGTAAGAGTCATCTTGAAGGAGAGTGGGCACTCAATAAGGTGTTGAGATTAGGTCGAGATTTGCCAATCTATGACCCTCACCATCTTGAGTTTGCCGGACGTCCCACGTCGTCTAACACGAAACGTGGCTGGTACCATGCGGCCTAGGTTGGTGCGTATCGAGACTTCAAAGGGTGAGTTCATCATCCAATGGTTTCCCGGTATGCCCCCTGTGGAGGTCTTACGCGACTTGATTGAATCTGATGATTCTATTCAAGACCCG